CGTGTACGTATGGGCCGTAGGTTTCTAATAGATTTTGGTCACCCCATGGTTCATCCTTGTATAAAATACTTTCAGATGAGAAGACCAAATTTTCAGAGGTTAAATTTGCTTCTAACCAGTCAATCGGGTTTTGTTGGAAGATTACATCTTTTACGTCTGTGGTAACGACATAACGATATTCGTTTTTACGGAGATATTCGTAAATGTGGCCGAATCGTTCAACGTGAATCGGCATTTTTGATTCGTAACTCAAGTTTCCGTTTTGATCTTGGTTAAAACCAATAACCTTAAAACCTGCTTCGTTTACTTTCTTAACTGTGGCTGCATCACAGTTCATCAGAATGAGGACTTTATCACCTTCAAATCCTGATTGATTGATGGAATTAATCCAATATTTTAATTTGTCCCAATCGTAATTGGTACTTGCTCCAATAATCAAATCTTTTTTCATAATATATTCCAGTTGGTTTACTTAGTTCGTTTGTAGTCTTTAAATTTGGCAATGTTTTGGCCTGGCGTATCTTTCTTATAGGTATTTGCCAGTTCATTAGTTCCATATGCACCTGCGCCTGACTTTGGCAGAATATCAGGCTTTGTTTCTTCACGTACACTCTTATGTAGTTTCACACCAGTAACATCTTGGACGACTTTCCAAGCCTGCTCATGTCGTTTGTTTTTAACATGGTCATTAAACTCTTTGTGCTGTTTATCGTTTGCCTTTTGTTTGAACTTGATTAGTTCCATGATACCGATGTTGCCGGGATATGAGGCCTCTAACAGTTCTTCGTATTCTTTAAATCGCATATCAACCTCTGGTCAAATTCAATATCTTTTGAATCTGTGCTTCTAATAGTGGGCCACGATTAGGCCATTTGATAATTGGTTGATCGGCAGTCTTCAACAACTTAGTAAGGAATGGAAGAATAATCTTTTCTACTTCATGTAGTCTAGTTTTGTATTCATCTACTGTTTCTTCCTTCTCAGCAATAACAGCATTGTATTCTTCTTCATCAATTGCGGTAAAGCCAAAGTCATCATCGCCATATTCGGCCATAATCTCATTGATATTAAACTTTTTTTCCATTATTGTACCTTCTCTATTTTTGTTATGTCTTTATAAGGCCAAGTTTTTTTGTAGTAGTGATATTTAACCGTTCCTGTGGTATAACCATTTTGTTCACACCACAAAACCAAATTTTCGATTGTAAGAACTTCATTGTTTTTAAATATTTTCCATTTTGATGTCATAGGACTATTTCTTTTTCCTTTACACCAAGAAATCTGAGTCTCTTTTTTGCCTTTATTCCAAGGAATTTTACCAATTAAAGATTTAGATATATTATCTTTATGTTCTTGGCTTCTAGGAGATTTTGGCTTTCTCATCTTTATTTTAGTTTCTTCACTTAAAGACCAATGTTTATCTTTTTGATTAGGTGGAACATTGCCACCTTCATGTAAATTATAATCTCCGTATAATTTTATATACTCAATTTCTTTTTGTATGGTTTCTTCTTCATCAGAACTTTCAAATAGAATTTCAAAACGAAATGATTCTTTTCCATATTTTTTTATGGCATTGTAAAAAGGTTTATTATTTTTTTCATAAACCGATGGTGAAAAGTGTTCTTTTATTCTTTCTTCAACATTAACTCTTTTGGTATAACCTACATACGATTTTTCAGTTTTATTATTTGTTATTTTATAAACATATGGCATTTTATTCTCCTTATGTTTATTTATAAAAAAAACAAACTTCAAAGCAATTAAAATTATTTATTCCAGGACTTTGCAGCGTTAAAGTTGGCGTGTGCAAATTCTAATCGATCAATCAGTTTAACTGCATTGCCTTTTAGTCTATCAACTGCCACAAAACCTTCAGGATTAGTAATTTTAAAACCATCATCAGTACGTAGGAACGTATTAGTAACTTGTCTCATCTGTTGTAACTTCTTAACAATCATATTCTTTGCAGTAACTAACAGATTCATCAAATCAAATATAGCCTTCAAATCTTTGGCTGCATTGTTAAAGAAACGCATAATCTCTGTTTTCTCTTTGATACGTTTCTTTTTAGTATCTGCTTTCTTTGCGTCACTAATATCTTTATTTAGCTTTGCTTCAACCCATCGTGTTAACTCAAAGGTGTGAGCTCTTGTATCTCTAATGGCCTGGCCTGCACGAACTTTTGTATTATTAAAAGTCTTAATGTAGGTCATAATAATTTCACTAGCAGAAATACGATTTAGATTTAATGCATTGATTGACTGAAATGTTCGGCCTGCTTGTGAGAGTGTGTTAGTAATTGTAGAAGTTTCTTCTGCTGTGAATGTGGCAGTACCTGAAGCATCTGTGAATGATGCATCACGGAACCAAACATCTTTAGTTGTGGTCAGGTGACCAATATCAATGTTGAACGAGGCCTTCATATCGGCCATTGTTTTGCCTGTATATGATGTGTGAAACACAATACCCATTTGAGCACTAAGCATCATGCGAGCCAACTTAGCATCAGAAGGAACGGCATAGACAATTGTATTTGGTTGAAACGTGATGTAATTTTCACCATCAATATTCTTTTCTGTAATATCACCTTTAGCAAACATCATGTCACCTTGCAGTACACCTTTAATGCCTAACTTAGGCAGATAACGTAATGCAACTTTGAGTTTAGAGTTTAAGCCTGCTGAAGTATGATTCGCATCAATATCTGCATCAGTATAGTTTAACTTTGGATTGGCATTGAATATACCTTTAGTGCCAACAAAGAACTTACCATTCTCAGGGTTGATACCACAAAAGACAGCGGGTGCACCATCCCATTTTGTTGTGACATTTACTTTTGATTGTGAATGACCAGCCAACATATCACGTAGAGATTGAAGGAAATTAATTGCATCACGAGCACCAGGAACACCACGATTTAAAACTTCATCTTCAATGTGTTCTAGGTGAAGATTCTTACCTTCTTTTGCTTCATTTAAAAATTGTGTGAAATTCATATTTGTTCTTTATTTTGCAATTACAAAGCTACCAGATTTTTCAGTTCTACTTGAGGTATACTCGATAAATTTTTGAACAACTTTTTCATTAAGTATGACCTTTTTTTTATCGCCTTCATTGGATTTGAACCAATCATATATTACAGGCATAATAGCATTGGAAACATATAATGCACTTAAAGTTGCTCTTTCTTCATCATACATTTCCTTTGCTGGACTTTTTAATTTTGTTCCAGAAGTAGTTTTAAATTTTTTATTTGCTTTTTCTAATTCTACTGCATATTTGTTAATACCATCGTTAAAGGCTTTAGTTAAATCCGCACCAAATTTTTTATCAACTTTTGATATGAGTTGACTTATTAATGGTATGCCAACAACAGAACCGCCACGACCACCAGCACCAGTAACTTCAATCTCACATTTTACCGCTTTATTTACACCATAATTTGCATTATAAGGATCATGGCGAATTTTAAGTTTATCTTTTTTATCTTTACTGAAATAAATTTTAATATCTCTTGTAACTGGTTTAGCTCTTGTGTATTTTTTACTCCAATCACTAACACCATAATATTTAATATCACTCAAGTATTTTTCTTCATCGGATCTTTTGAAATTTACTTTTACTAAATGAGCATCATTTTCAGCCTTCTTTAAGGATAGTGGTAATAAATCGCCACTATCAACCAATCCACTTGTTAGCTTATTTAAATCCAGAAAATTATAAGTTTTTGCCAATTTACCACTTGCAATAGTTATTTCATTTAATATATCTTTTTCTGCTTTTTTCGATACAAAATATATGTCGGCAGGGCTCCACTTATTAATATCACCAAAATAATTTTTTTCGTTCTTATTCGCAATATCAAAAAGTGCTCCTATATTTTCCATAGCATTAGCTCCTCGACCTTTTTCTTTTGCGCCTCCACGAACATAAATTACATCTTGTAATCTTGGTGCTTGAATTTTGGCAAATTTTGAACTAATTGTTTTAATATCCTGCATTAATTTTTTTGCAATATTTAAAGAAGATTCATACCATCCATCAGCATCATTCAAAAAAGTTTCAATTTGTTTTAAGGTAATCTGTGGCATATCAGTACCTTTATAACAATCATCTATAATTTTACCATAATATTTTTTGAATACCGCATAGTTTGGAAGTTTAGTTAAATCGAATTCTTTTTGAACTTTTGCGGAACCAAGATAATCTGCAATAGCACAAAATAATGCTTGTGCGGCTTCGCCTTCTTTTGGTGAGTCTGCCATTTAATACTCCGTTTGTTATTGGAGTATTTATCCTACCACAATTATCGAATTATGTCAAGCACTTTATCACCAGTCCAGACTTCTTGTTCTGTACGGATACGACCTTCTGTGTTCAATGTGTCAAACCGATTGATAGCCTTTTTACGCCACCACTCTGTGATGTTAGCCAGATTATGTTTCTCATAGTTCTCACCTGGAATTAACTTATCAGTCTTACCATTCACAAAATCAACCATGTTCTTAAACCCATAGTCAGAAATAAAGTACCGCTTCTGTTCGTTTAGATTCTTGGCATTGTCAATGGTCTGTGCAAACTTAGCAGCCTCTGGTGTGCCTTTCAGACCAATCTTAATCATAGACACTATAGCATTAGAGATTTTCAATTTGCGGCTAGATGCATCAGGTGGTGCTAAGTCTTTACCTGTGATATTCTCAATGTATTCTTTGAGGTCACTATAAGTTTTACCATGCAACATCGGTAAGAAATCACTATCAGTTAAACCTTTGAAACGAATCAGAGGTTTCATACCATCATACTGTGATACTGCCTTTGAAGAACCATACAAACTGGTTGTTTCAAACAAGCAGGTGGTCATCTTATACTTTTCATCAAGCATCTTTCGAACTTCATGTGAACAACATATTGCAGCCAGTAATTTACCACCGAGATAATTGAAACCAAATGGTTGTGCAGGTACAATCACAAAACCCATGGCGGCACATTGATTAAACAATTGAGCACCGCCTTCATGTTGTGTGAATACTTGACCAAGCATTTCATTACGAGGTTTACAATTGATAACAGGAGAACCAAGACGAATAAAACCAACCCACTTCTGTGACTTCTTTTCGAATACAGCCAATCTTAAACACCGGCCAGGAATACTGGTCATGTTTGAATGACTAGAAATCATATTGAGATAAATGTCCCATCTATCTTGTGGCAACTCAATGATTTCAAATTCCATATCAGCGGGTGACATGGTAAAATCAGAGAACAAATCTTCTTCTGGTCCCATACCAAATAAAGATGGAGACCTTTCTGCCATTGAGTTTAGTTTTTGTTCACGCATGTATTCATCGATACGACCAAACTTATCAAAGTAGTTTGAGAATACATCAGCGCAATGCACGGCTTGTTCTTTAGTTAACATTATACTTTAAGTCCACCAAAGTTCTTATTGAATTTCTTTTCACGATTACCAAATGTATTAAGTGGTACATCATTTTTTACCTGACCAGAATCGGTGATATCGGCCTGTGCTGATGGTTCTGCATCATACAATCGCATCTTACCACGGTCAACACCAACAACAAATCGTTTGTTATTATTGGGATCAGAGTATCGATTCTTCAGTTGTTTCACCATGATTTGGTTTAGTTGTTGCAGTTCTTCAGTTGTAATCAAAGCAAACATAAAGTCGGCAGTTGCAGGCAAACCAAACGATTCAGAAGTATCTTCTAAACCAACATCAGAGTTACTGAAACCACTACGAGTTGTTTGTGTTGCGGAAACAATTGGCACATTGTGTTCAACAGCCAAACCACGGAGTTCTTCAGCAATAGACTTGATGTATGTGTATGAGTT